ATACCTCAGTTACAGCATGTCATACAATCTTACGATACAGCTTTTTTAAAAAAAGAAACAGCTGACTATAGTGCGATAACGACATGGGGTATATTTTATCCAGACGAAGATAGTGGTGCTAATTTAATATTACTTGATGCCATAAAAGGTAGATACGAGTTCCCTGAACTAAGGCGCTTGGCTCTTGAACAATACGAATATTGGAAACCAGAATCTGTCATAGTTGAGGCAAAAGCTAGTGGTTTGCCGTTGACTTATGAGTTGAGAAAAATGGATATACCGGTTGTGAACTTCACACCGTCCAAAGGAAATGACAAGCACGCACGTGTGAATGCTGTTGCACCTTTATTTGAAAGTGGTATGATATGGGCTCCAGAGCAAAAATTTGCTGAGGAAGTCATTGAGGAATGCGCAGCGTTCCCATACGGCGATCATGATGACCTTGTGGATTCTACGACACAAGCGATTATGCGTTTTAGACAAGGTGGATTGATTGACCATCCTGAAGATTATATAGATCAAAAAGAAGCTAAACCAAAAAGGATTTATTATTAATGTCTACGTTATCTGATGAATATATTAAAAATTTTTCTAAAGAAAGAAAAGCTGTATTTAATAAAAGATTTCGAGATGACTATGATCCTAACATGTCTGAACGTTCTAATATTATAAGAATACTTGGAGATATGAGAGAACTCGGCTTAGCAGATGGTGGACGTATTGCTTTAAAAGAAGGTTTAGGTTCTTTTGAAACTAATGATCCTAAAGAGGCTATGAAAGAAATTATTAATAGAGTTATAAATAAAAATGTTAAGGGCACAACTTTACCAATTACTGAAAACATATTCTTGAACCTTGGACCAAATGTCAGTGATGTTGAACTAGGTGGTATTATGGAATTGTTTGGAGGAGAGTTAAGTCTCGGTGGTGGTTTAAAGCAAGATGATAAGGGAATAGGTTTTAGTTTTAAAAAAAAATTTAATAAGGGAGGTCGTGTTGCATATCAAGACGGCACAGAATATAACGAAGACTCAAAAGAAAAACTTCAAGATCTAGCCACACAAGCTGTAGGTAAATTTGATGAGTTTACTGGTGTCGATCAAATTAGTGGCGGTAACTTTCCAGGATCCTTTGATAGTGCAACAGGATCACCATCTGATTTTAGACATCAAGCAGCATCGAACTTAGTAGCTCAAGCTTTAGGAAAAGGTAAGGCAGGTCCTATTGGATATTTATCAGGTGGCGTAGGATCTTTTGGTTTAGGAACTATAAAAGAAATAGGAGACTTTGCAGCAGGAGTAATGGATCCTAACACAACTGTTAAAGATGCTTTTACTCAAGCTTATGAAGATACCATAAGTAATTTTAAAGGTGCGTTCGCTCCTCCAAATACAACTACAGAAGATTTGTATGAAGAACTAATGGGAACCTATAAACCAGAAGATATGTTTGGAATACTTAGAGCAGATCGTTCTCAAATGATACAAGCGGCACAAAAAAGAGCAATAGATGCGAGAAAAAAAAATAGAAGAGAAGATGCTATAATAAAAAAAAATAAAAGAGATGAAGATAAAAAAATAAAAAAAATTACTCCAACAACAGGAACTACGAAACCTGGAACAGGTGGAGGTGGAGGCGGTTTTGATACTTCCGCTGCAGATAAAGCAGGAACGTCATTAGGTAGTGGTCAGTTTTCACCTAAAACAAGTAAAGGAAGATCTGGTTATACTTCTGGTGGAATAGCCAGAATGCTAGGAGAATAATGGTTAAAAAACTTACAACAACAATACCCCCTTTACGAGGACCTAACCCTCAAGGGTTGAATGTTCCTTTAAAACAAGTTAAAACAATCAGACTGGAGAAATTAAATGGCAGACATAGACAAATCGCTTCCCAACGAAGTCAGAACAGAAGTAGAAATACCGGCTGAAGAAGTCGTTGAAGAACAAGTAGAAGAAAAGTTACCTGTAGAAGTTACGCCTGAAGAAGACGGTGGTGTAACATTAAACTTTGAACCAGGTTCAATCAATATACCTGGAACTGAAAATCATTTTGACAACCTAGCAGATATTTTACCAGACGATATTTTAGAGCCAATTGGTGGTGATATGGTTAATAACTATATGGACTACAAAGCGTCAAGAAAAGATTGGGAACAATCTTATACTTCTGGTTTAGATCTATTAGGTTTTAAATATGAAAACAGAACAGAACCCTTTCAAGGAGCAAGTGGTGCAACGCATCCTGTTTTAGCTGAAGCTGTTACACAGTTTCAAGCACAAGCTTACAAAGAATTATTACCCAGTGACGGACCTGTAAGAACACAGATTATAGGTATTCAAAATCCACAAACAGAACAACAAGCAGGTCGTGTAAAAGATTACATGAATTATTTAATCATGGATCAAATGAAAGAGTATGAGGAAGAGTTTGACTCAATGTTATTTCATTTACCATTAGCTGGTTCTACATTTAAAAAAGTTTACTACGATGTGCCACTTGGAAGAGTGGTATCAAAGTTTGTACCTGCAGATGAATTAGTTGTGCCATACACAGCTACAAGTTTAGATGATGCAGAGTCTGTTATTCATGTTGTTAAAATGTCCGAGAATGAATTAAGAAAACAACAAGTGTCTGGTTTCTATAGAGATGTAGATCTAGCACCTCCAGGAACTGTCGAACAAAATGATGTTGAGAAAAAAGAAAGAGAGTTAGATGGAACTAAGAAAACTGGTAAACAAGAAAATACTTATACTCTTTTAGAATGTCATGTTAATTTAGACTTAGAAGGTTTTGAAGAAGTTGGTGCGGATGGAGAACCAACAGGAATAAAATTACCCTACATAGTAACTGTAGAAGAAGGTAGCCGATTAGTTCTTTCTATTAGAAGGAATTATGCGCCCAATGATCTAAAGAAAAATAAAATTCAATATTTTGTCCATTTTAAATTTCTGCCAGGACTTGGATTTTATGGCTTTGGACTCATTCACATGATTGGCGGATTGAGCAGAACGGCAACGTCTGCTCTCCGTCAATTATTAGATGCTGGAACATTATCTAATTTACCTGCAGGATTTAAACAAAGGGGTGTAAGAGTTAGAGACGAAGCGTCACCAATACAACCGGGTGAGTTTAAAGATGTTGATGCACCAGGTGGTAATTTAAGAGATGCATTCTTTCCGTTACCATACAAAGAGCCATCACAAACACTATTACAACTTATGGGTGTCGTAGTATCTGCAGGACAAAGATTTGCATCTATTGCTGACATGCAAGTGGGTGATGGTAATCAAGCAGCAGCTGTAGGAACAACTATCGCATTATTAGAACGTGGTTCAAGAGTCATGTCTGCAATACACAAAAGATGTTATGCAGCTATGAAAGATGAATTTAAATTACTTGCAAAAGTTGTATCTCAGTATCTACCACCAGAATATCCATACGACGTAGTCGGTGGACAAAGAAATATTAAACAAGCAGACTTTGACGATAGAATAGATGTAGTACCAGTTGCAGATCCAAATATATTTTCTATGTCACAGAGAATTACACTTGCACAAACACAATTACAAATTGCAACAGCAAATCCACAACTACATAATATGTATCAAATATATAGAAACATGTATGAAGCAATAGGTATAAAAAATGTTGATGCCGTTTTACCCCCACCTGCACCAACAGCGCCAATGGATCCAAGTATGGAACATATAAATGCACTAGCTGGTAAACCTTTTCAAGCTTTTCCAGGTCAAGATCATAGAGCACACATCACAGCACACTTAAATTTCATGTCAACTAATATGGTTAGAAATAATCCTGCAATAATGGGTGCAATACAAAAAAATATACTAGAACACATTAGTCTAATGGCACAAGAACAAGTCCAATTAGAGTTCAGAGAACAAATGCAAGAGATGATGTTGATGCAACAACAAGCAGCAGTCAATCCAATGGTACAACAACAACTACAAATGTTAACAAATCAGATTGAATCTAGAAAATCTGTGTTGATTGCAGAGATGACTGAAGAATTTATGAAGGAAGAAAAGAAAATTACTTCACAATTTGACAACGATCCTCTTCTAAAACTAAAATCTAGAGAAGTTGACCTACGTGCAATGGAAAATGAACGTAAAAAAGACAACGATCAAGCACAACAAGAACTTGCAAGAGCAAGATTAATGCAATCAGGTGATAATTTTGATGAAAAATTAGAACAGAACGAAGATTTAGCTAAATTAAGAGCTGGAGTAAGTCTTGCAAAGAGCGGTATACAAGACGCAAAAGTTATGATAGACGATAATTAATAAATAAGGAGTAAAAAATGCAAAAACTAGATAAAATTAAAGAAGTTAAAGTTGCAGAACAGAGTATTGAGGTAGATCCTAGATCTAAAACTACTGCTGATCAAGCTTTTAACTATATTGCAACAGGAAAACCTGAAATGCCAGTTGGCG